GACTAATAAACTGAGAGTAGTCTGGTTGCTGACCGAATAAAGCTGATAGATCAATTGCCATAATTTATCCTAGTAAAGAATTTGGATTTCTTGTTGCCATTCTTGGTGTAATTAAGCCTAATAGACCAGAATAATCAACTGCGCCTTGAGGCATTCTTGTTATTTGTGGTTGTTGATATTGTGGCATTTGTGGCATCTGTGGTCTTGGTGTTAATAGTCCACTAGCCAACCTAGCACCTTGTAGTGCTTGTGCTGCTGTTAAACCTTTCTTTGGCAATCCAAGAGCTTTAGACTCAATGCCTGTTCCTGCTAACTCAGCAGGTGTGTAGGAATAAGAAACTGTTTGCACAATTTGATCTGGAGATAATCCACTAGCTGCTAACTGAGCCATATCTTGTGCTACAAAAGAATCCATACCAGTCATTGTTAGATTCTGTGCAATTTGATCTGCACCTAAACCTTGCTGTGCAAGATTAACTGCATCGAATGCCTCTGTATATGGTAGTGCTGTGCCAATCTCTGCTGCTGTTATTGCAGCTTCTGGTGCGCCTGCTAACAATGTAGCACCAATAGTGTCTGCTAAAGCACCTTCTCCAGCAAGAGTAGCTAGACCTGTTTCTGTAGCTGCTGTAAATGCTGCTTCTGGTGCTGCCAATGCCGCTAATTCTGGTAATAAATATGGAGCTGCAATTGCTGCTGCAACAGGAGCTACAACTTTATAACCGCCTAAAGGATCTACAACTTCTTTCTCAAAAGAAGCTCCAACATCACCGATAGCCTGACCAACATCCTCTACTGCGCCTAAAATTCCACCACCACCGCCTGATGTTCCTAGAACATCGGAGATTGGGTCTGTAACAGCAGAAATAATATCTCCACCACCACCGCCTTGTGGTTTAATCTTTCGATCTCCAATGTGCTCAAAGGCATTTTGTGGCAAGTCTGGAATATCCATTAATGCACAAGCTCGGTTATTAAATCTCATAATTTATGCTCTATCAATATTTGTTTATCTACAAATCCAAGCCTGTGAGTTAGTCTTGCTAGAGACTCTCTGACATAGCCTTGAACCTTCGTTGCTCCAAAAGCCTTAAAAAGTAAACACAACTGTTTATATGCCTCTTTGTTTGTAACAAACTTACCACCATATGCACAAATAAAAGCTACCTTTTGTTTAGGATATTGAACAAAAGATATAACGATGACACCTTGTATTTTATCTTTATCTATACCTACAAACAAATCTAGTAGTCCACTTTCTAAGGATTTTTTAAGATCCTGAGAATCATACTCATCACATTCACTCTGCTCTATTGCTTGGTCAATATAACCCTCTATTACAGACCACTCAGCCTGTATTTGTTGAGGGCTATATCGTCTTACTAACAATTAGAAGAATCAACCGCCTAACAAACCACCACCAACTGCGCCTAAAGCAGGCAATCCAAATCCACCACCAAAGCCGAGTGATGGGAATGCTTGACCTAGTGCATAGCCACCTAAACCACCTGCTAATGCACCGCCTAATGCGCCTACTGTGCGATTGCCTGGATATTGTGGCTGTGGAGCAGGTGTGCCATACGATCCAAGAGGTGAACCATAAACCGATGACAGATAGCCAGACAATTGTTCGTAAGGCAATCTCTGTTGGAATCCAAATCGAGCCATTTGCTCTTGTAGAGGTTGTGCTGCAATAGCTTCTCTTTGTGCTCCGACTTGAGCCAATGTTTGTGATGGCAAGAATTGCTGACCATAAATTTGTGGTGCTGCTTGCGCTGCTCCAAGCTGTCTTGTAAGTTCTTGGTATTGACCTGTTCCAACACCACCTGCTGCTTGCAATTGTGTGCCAAGTGCTGCTTGTTGAGCTTGTTGTAGACCTTGCGCACCAAGTAAGCGAGTTTGAATATCTTGAGCAGATGTTGCCGCTAATTGACCCAAAGCCTGTTGTTGGAGTGCTCGCTCTTGTTGGAATTGTGTTCCTGCAAGGTTGGCTGTAACATCGCCAATAGACCTTCCAAAAGCCTCTGTAGACCTTTCTAAAGCTCTTTCCATAGCACCACTACCTAATCGACCAGATCGACTGTAAAGACTTGCAATTCCTGGCAATACAGTCTCGCCATATTGTTGAACTAATGGGCGAGTAGCAGCCTCCATCATTGCTTGTTGGTATGGGCTTCCTTGTAAGAACCCACCACCTGCAATATTGGCTAATTGACCTGTAGCAATATTTTGGAACTGACCACCTGCTGCCTGTCCATAAACATCTGCGCCAGGTTGCATACCTGCTGCGCCAAAGATGCTTTGATATAGTGGAGTTGCTGCTGATGGTGCTGTTAAGCCTCGCAAAAATGCGCCTTGGGCTTCTCCTAAAATAGGACTACCAGCTCTAGCAATATTTTCTTGCTGTTGTAATGCTTGTAATGTTTGCTCAGATGGGCTTACATAAGTTTGACCAGGAAAGAATTGTGGCTGTTGGCGCAAGAAAATCTCTTGTGCTTGGCGCAAACCTTCTGTAAGAAATGGGCGAATAGATGCATCAATCTGAGATGCATTGGCTGCTGGCTCACCAGGTGTAATCGGAGGGCTAGTTAGAAAATTAATAGGATTGGAGTAAAAATAATTAGGTGTCATAGTGTTTGTAGTAGCTGTATTTGATGTTGGGGTATTAGTAATTGCACCGCCTGCTGTTGATTGTGCTTGAACTCGATCTAAATACCTTTTTATTGCAGCATCTTGACTTGCACCAAAAGAAGAAGATAGTCCACCTCTAAAATAAGGTGATGTATATGCTAAATCTGCTGTTCGAGGAACTCCAGCATTAGCATTTATAAATTCAAAATATTCTGGTGATCCAAAATATTGAGTATCTCCAATAAAATTAGATGGAACTCTTATTTCACCTGGTTGTTGAAATTGGATTGCCATAATTGTTCCTTATCCTACGATAATATATTTATAAGTCATACCTGATACTGAATTAGCAGGATGACTGATAGTTGCACTTCCTGCTGTTGTTGCTGATATATAAGGCATTGTAAAAAGATTGCTTGTGTATCCATTCGATGACAGATAACTCATTGTTGCTATGATGCTAGGTGTAGCTGGTCGATCTGGTGTCGTTTGTGTTCCAAAATGCTCAATACTTACACCGATGTCGCTTGGTCTCCAAACTAATTCTACATAATCGTCTTTTTGCAATGCTATAAAAAAGTTTAAGCCTGCAATAACTCTAGATGCTGTTCCTGTAGACTTTCTTTGTGGAACACCAAACTCGCTATTGCTTCCTGCTACATTTGTGCCATTCTTGCTAAACCAAATGCTAACCTCTTGCACATCGTTAGTCGTGTTGATTAACTGTGCAGAAAACTGAATGTTGTAGAGTCCTGCGTAACCTGCGGTTAGTTTTGTGTTGCTTACAAGACTTGCACCAAGACTGTAGTCTGTAGTGCTAAACGACATAATATTGGCTGCAGTTGTTGTAGTAGCAGCTTGGTCTGTATCATCTTGCACCGCAAGATATGGATAAAAACTACTAGCAGAAACATCATCTGCTGGAACTAAGATAATGACCGAATCTGCACCAATCCGAGCATCGGTAATCGTTGTTGTAGATGCGCCACCTGTCGTTAAAGTAACAGAACCAGTATTGTTGGTTTTGCCATTCATAATCCCATTGACTACTTCGGCAACACCTCGCTGATCTGCTCCGAAAGGAGGTAACAGTCGATACATTATCTAGTTCCTAGAGGGTTCATGTCTACATCAATTCCTACTGCATTTGTCCATTGACCTGTAGGAGTTAATTGTAGACGATGATACCGCCCAACACCACGAATAGACACTCTATTTTCTGCATCTGCTGCGGTCTGAGAGCCAAATACTACCTGCTCGCTTAATAGTCTGCGAGAGAATAATGCGACTGATCCAGAGCCACCATCTACAATTGGTTTTGCCATTGTGATTGCAGAGGTTGTGCCAGGCATCTCAATATCACCTGTTTCAATAATCGCTGTATTGCCATTGCCTGTAAAGGTAACAATCTTTGTATTTTTAACACCAGCAAACTGCATCTTTCCACCAAGCCAGACCCTATCATCAAAGCTAGACATGATCTGCTCTAAGTTGCCGAATACATCCATACCCTCTAAATCAAAGGATGGTGTAGAAGAAGAAGCTACTCGGCTTGCATCGGTTGTGCCGCTAGTCCACTTGCCTGTCTGGTAGTTGTAGATAAGCAATTTATCTACAGTTGCAGAGGATTGGCTTGCATAAGCCCAAATTACTAGCTTTCTAAATGGGTCTACTGCTGCTGACATTAAGCTTAACGAACCTTCGTCTACATCGCCAAAGAAATAGCGGTTTACTTTCTCATTGCCTATAGGAACAAGTTGCTGTCCATCACAGGCATAAAAGCCATCGTCTGACAGAAAGAAGCTAGTTCCACCATACTGCACAATAGAGTTAGCCTCATAGCATCCAAGGTTGCGACTGATATTGTCGAACTGAAAAACTAAAGGACTGCCAACATATGACATACGATGGATTGATCGATCCATGAAAACTAACCCAAATTCACCCCCAGTTACACCCACAATTGAGCCACCATCGGGAATGTCTTGGAAATCTGCCTGAGTTGTCGCTGAGTTAGCCCAATTGGACTCATCTCCTAATGCCGACCATTGAACCCTGTATGGATAAACAGTCGAGCTATTTACATAAGCTGATACTACAAAATCTCGAACTACTGTTACATACCGAGACTGTGGAGCATCTGCTGCTAAGTCTTGGAAGGTTGTAGAGTTATTTAAGTTATATCCCTGCAAACGATTACCACCATTGGCAGCAATTAAGACATTGCCAAACTGTGTAAATCGCCATCTTTGGTTGGTAGGAGTTGTGTATTGAAAGCTAACTGTGCCTGTATCAACAGTTGATCCAATATTGCCACCTGCCTGAGGATAGGTAAAGGTTGTAGTTGTTGGAACTGTGTCTACAGTAAAAGTTCCATTAACTGCGGTTGTAGAAGTTGCTGCTACTGTTACTGAATCACCTACAGAAAAGCCATGAGCAGCAGATGTAGTAATGGTTACTACTCCGCTAGTCTTAGCGACATTGGTGATTGTTCTACTAGCCTTTACTACCGAATCCAAAGATAGATCGCCTGTATCTAACTTAAATAACTTTGTTGCACCACCAGCAAAAACGACTGTAGCTCCTGCTGCGGTTTTGCCTGCGACCACATTGTTTAGGTTCTCTGATGCTGCGCCAGAGTATTCCTCGGCTGCATTGATAGCACCATATCCTACAGCCTTAGAAAAGACATTTTCTGCCCTTTGCAAGCCATTGGTTAATCCTGGCTGATCTGGAGTCCACTCTCCGAATGAGATACGATTTATTGCCATTGTGAGTTTCCGCTAGATATGTCTGTCCATACAGTAGTTGTTGGTGCTGTAGCTGTCCAAGATTCTGATCCTGCCGATGCCACAGTCCAAACTGTTGCACTCGGTGCTACACCTGTCCAAGCCTCTGTTCCTACTGTTTCGTCTGTCCAATTATCGCCTAGAACTCTGCCAAAGCAATTAACTAGGGCTATACCATTTACTGTTGCTACTGCGCTGTAGATTGCTACAGGATTTGCTGTTACTGTTGCAAATGCGGTTACTGAGGCATCGCCACTATATTCAACACCGCCTAGTGCAGTTACTGTTGCTGTTGCCGAGATACTGCCAGAACTTAGTCTTTCTCGAATGGCTGATGCAGAGGCAGACCCTGATGCTGAAATAGAGCCAGAGCTTGTTCTAATCCTGATAGCATCTGCCGATACTGTGCCTGTAGCTGAGACTGCACCAGATCCTGCAAATATTCCATATCCATTTGCCGAGACCACAGCCAGAGCCGAAATAGCTCCTGAGCTTGTTCTAACCCTGATCGCTTCTGCATTTACTGTTCCTTGGGCTGTTACTGAGCCAGAGCCTTGTCTGATTGCAAAGCCGTTAGCGGTTACTGTGGCATCTGCTGAGATTGCGCCTGATGTGCTTCTAATCCTATAAGCATCGGCTGTTACTGTGCCTGTGCCTGTTACTGCGCCTGACGCATTTCTTATCGCATAGCCATTAGCACTAGCAGTAGCGACCCCAGAGATGCTGGCATCTCCATAGAATATGCAGGTGCTAGTCGAGTTCCATGCAGGATCATCAAATGAGACAAGGATCTGTTCAAGAGTTCCGAACTGATCGATGTTGTCAATTGTAAATGCGCCACAATAATCGGCTGGCATGGATTAGGCAAGAGTTACTGTCAAGCTGCCTGATGCAATCTTGAATACATCGCCTGTATCAATAGTCTTAGATGCATCCAATTGGGTGTGATAAAACAAGTTACCTGTAGTTAGTGCATCCCAGATACCAATGTGGGTTACTGTTCCCCAGTTACCTGTGGCTTGTGGGAAAGTAATGTCTGCATTGGTAGCACTAGCACCATTGCTAGGAGCTGCAAAACTAGCCGATTGGCGAGCATAAGAGCCACCGCTAACCTCTGTGCCTGTTCCTGCGTCTGTTGGATCTGCGGTATGCAGACTGACATAAACTGTAGCAGGGGAAGTAAAAGTTGTTGCTCGGAGAGTTGCATTGATTAGTGCATCTTCGAGATAATTTGACATTTCAGCCATTTTGATTCCTTATCGAGAGGTTACTTTCATTTGTAGAGGAACACCCGAATACTCACCATTTTGGTCAGCAAGCGAGATATTGTTGATTGCTCGATCATACAAGGCAGACCAAGTTTGAGTGCGAGCATCGTTAATTAGGTATGGCTCGGCTTCCAATAGACTTGCATAAAGCAAGGCATCAGGGTAGTTAGCCAAAAACACATTAGAGGCATTGCTATCAGACAATACTGTCGGTTTAGCATAGTAAAGAATCTCTAGTGTGTAGTTTGTATCTGGCTCTGGTGCTAATACGAACTCCGATGACAAGATAGTGTAATAGACTGGCTTTCCTGACTCATCTGCTGGTGCATCTCTTGTAAATGAACTAGGAGATAAGTAAGTTACAGGCATCCTTGGATTGCCTTGGACATGAAGGTCTCGAATCTCTAAGAAGTCTGTAGGTAGAGCTACTTTGCCATCACCGCTTACTGTCGGAGCTGTAGCAGACTTGAGCATCTCTCTTGTGCGGAGATCCCTAGCCATTCTTAGCTCGGCAAATCGAATGAAATCAGGAATAACTGATGTTAGGTCTGACCGACCTAAATAGTTAGCCACCGATGTCTTTAGATCGGAATAATTGGTATAAGGCATATTTCTCTCTTAATCTTTTGGTATTTCGATATTGTGCCAGCCATACACATATTGACCAATGTGCTTTATATACTTCGACAAATCATGGTCTACCCAAGTGTCAAACCCTGCATCCTTGGCTTTTACACAGAAGTAAATGTCCTCACCTAGGATTTTATTGCCAGGCAATTGCTCAAAGTAGAAGTAAGGTTCTTCGATTGTTTCTACAACTTTTCGCTTAATCAGCATGACACCGCATCCGATGCCATCTGCTTTCTCAATGCCTGTCTTGGCATTCGAGTAAATCGGCATCCAATCAATCGAGCCATCCTCATTGATGTGCATATTTTTGGCTGTAGGTTTTACTGGCTCAGACCTTGTAGTCGCATTGACTCCGATAATATCTTTATCGTGAGCCATTAAGATTTTTAGTGTATCTTTTGGAAACCGCATATCCGCATCTACAAATAACAGGTAGTCTGCCTTTATATCTAAAGCTGTTTTTACCAAGTTATTCCTCTGGTCAAAGATCAGAGTGCCAGAGCTAGTAAAAAGGTCTATATCATGCTTTGTGGTCTTAATGGTATAGGCACACATCGCCACCAAATCAAAGGCTGTAGCGACCTCCATTTGCCCTCTAGCGGGTATTAAAATAGCGATCCTCATACTTCACCGCCTCTAGTGCGGAAAACCCTGTTATCAGGGTCATTTAGCCATGCTTTTAGGGCTTTTTCATCTACGATATTAAAGCCTCGCATAATTCCTTTAGCATTGAGATCATTGATAATCGCCAATGGTAAAGAAGCTATCTTGTTCTTAGGGTCGAATAAATTGCCCGACCATCCTTTTTTGCCAGGATTGGCATTATATTGCTGTTTTGTATGCTCTGCGAAATCTGTTAAGTCGGTCTGGGAATGGATTATAATACCGCCCTCTCCATCAGACAGAACTGTTCTTACTTCACCATCTACTACATCTAAGAGTTTTTTCATAAATAGAAATGGGGTAGGTTTTGCCTACCCCATATTCTACAGACTATCTAGATTTTATCAAGATAAGTCAAATGCACCGCCATGAGCAGCTTCATTGCGAACTTCTAAAGTCAATTCAGCCAAGATTTGTTTCTTCTCAGCATCGCCAACTTTTGCAATGTCATTGGTCTGGAATGGGCGCAAGTATGCCAAAGCTGCATACTCAGGATCAAGAACCAATGCATCCCGAGTGCGCATAAAGCGGTTCGGAACAATCTGCAATACACCAAAGTCGGACTGATAAAGATCAGCGCCAGCTAGGATGGTTGCTTGACCATTGGTAGGCACTTGATAGCGCTGTGCTGCCAAGCCTGTAAAGCCTGATACTGTCTGCTTGAGAGCTGGGCTAACCATCAATACAGAAGGTG